CTCATCAGAGGATACCTTCCATCAGAAACCTTTCCCCCGCTCCATACATCATCAATCAGGACCTTTCCTACAAAGGGGAGGCATTTGGGGCATGGATTCCCATGCTTTGCTACGATAACCGTACTGATTCCCCACTCCTGGCGTTTCTCTCCTTCTCCCTGTAGGTAGGCCCGTTTACTAGCCGTCCGGATTGCCATGTCTGCATAATCAGGCAGAGTATGACGGGCTCCGTTTTTGTACTCAATACAGTTAAGACCTCGTGAAAGCATATCCTTGGTCGCCATATCCACTGCTTTTTCATAAGTACCGGCTCCGGAATTTGCATATACCTGGGCACTAAAAATAGCCTTACGATACTGGTCGTTTGCCATTCGCAAGACCGCTGTTTCTGCTTTCTTCATATCATTACTGGTTGCCTTGATCAGAGCCTCCAGTTTCCGGGTATTCAGTTTGAAAAACTCTGCCTGCATGGCTGCCGAAGCGGGCTTATAGTTTTTAAAGCCATTCTTAATAGCCCGGAGGATCTGCTCCTCCTGCTTCATGCTTCCCTGCTGTCTGGCCTGCCAGATCAACTCTCCTATTTGAGCATTGATGCTTTTAAACTGTTTGCTGTACTTCTTCTGATTTTCCAGTTTATATTTTTCCAGAGCCTTAAGCTGTTCAGTCTGCCACATGGACCACTCGTAACATTCTTTAAGTTCTTCAGCTCGATGCCGGTCCATATTACGGATCATGGAAGAGATCAGTTCCTGTTCTATGGCCTCAAAGGCAGCCGCGATATCATACTCATTCATGCCGTCACCTGCCGTTTGCCAAAACTTTATACCCTTGAGCCTTGAACTGCCGAGTGAGCTCTTTCAGCTGCGTAATACTTTTGCATTTATCACAACGGAGCTCCGCGTATTCCTTTTTCTCCACGGCGTAAATACCGAAAGGAACCTGCTCACTTGCTACCTTCAGGAGCCCTTGATACTCCGGCTGGCTCATTTTGTAAAGGCGGTTCATTACCTTCACTTTCAAGAATCTTCACCCCTTTCGTGTTTAATTCAGGTTCTTCTGTTTCAAAGATACCCTGCTCCTTCTTGATCCGCTTGACTTCCTCTGCCTTTTCGTCTTCCGTCAGAGTATCACCGTACATCTCATCTATGGATTTTTCTATGCTCATAACTCCACTGGTTCTGGCCTTGCTGACTGTCTCTACAACAGAATCAAAGCCCGGGGCGGCATATTCTCCAAACTTGATAGAAACCTCATACTCTCCAGGAGCCTTTTCCTGCATATGGTCATAAGTCATCATAATTTTACTTATCAGTTCTGGCAGAACCTTGCATAGTACCTTAACCAGCGTTCCTCTGGTGTGTGTGGTGATTTTCTCCTTTTCTCTTTGGCTTTCTGCATTGTCTGTCTTTTTCAGGTCAATACCAAGAGTAGATGGGGAAATGATACCCTGCAGGACCAGATCTAGAAAGGAGGAATAGCTGTTTAGATACGCTTCGTAGGAGATCTGAGGTTGGACCACCTCAATTTTATCGCTGTACCCTTCTTTCTTTACTGCTCCGATGGCTATGTAATCATTGTCAAACTCATTCGGTTCTATGAGCTTCCCGGTGTTCGGATCCCTGGGAACCATATCCTCTGGAATATATCGGTTCACTCTCCCTTTTCTTACTGCATCAAGCCACTGGCTGATTACTTCGTCCAAAGCGTCCAGATCGTCCGTCTTTCCTTCAAAGAGGGCTTTGCCTCGTCCCTTCCACTTGCTTGACGTGAAGAAGATAAGGGGTACACCCATGATGTAGTCGCCATCATAGGCAGTGTCTTCATAAATTGCTGTTTCCGAGAGGGTATTGAGTGGGACCTCTCCTCCTCCATCATCAAAGAGTTTATAAGTCACATATCCTATTCCGTAAGTTTCCTCTAAGCGGTATTCCTTTTCCCTGTTATCTGGATATGAGTAATTTGTTGAGAAGACAATCTCAACTAACCTGCCCCGTTGGTATTTATACTCCACCCGGTCCGCTTCGTAAAATTCTATAATCGGGTATTTACTGACCTCATCAAGACTTATTTTAAAAGCACCGTCTCCAACTGATAGCGCACCAGCCACCGCTTCACCCAGGAGTCCTTCAAAGTCGTTGTCCTTTGCGATCTCCTCCCATAAATCCTTAAGCGGCTGCACTTCTCCATTTTCTCCGAAACTGATATCATTAAGATCAGCTGTGATAATATCTTTGAATCGATCCACCACAATTCCCACAATACCGGAATGGATTTTTCTCACTTTCCGAAATGGAACAGAGGCCCAAAACCTAGCTTTAAATACATCGCAGTAAGCTGTCTGCTTAAAGAACTGTTCCAGCTCTGATGGATCCCCGCGGTACCAAATTTTATTTTTTAGCACATTCCCTTGAAAAGAAAGGGGTTCCTTTATAACCACCTGCCTCTCTTTTGCTCCGACAATCTTAAGTAACTTGAAATACATATCTTTAAACCAACCCACTTATGAACTCCTCCTTCCTGTTCCAATTTTCACCTCGTAAGGCAGCCATGCATACTGCACACTGTTTACCATGTGATCGTTCTTATCCTCTGGCGTATTGTCCTTATCTTCCAGCCAGCTGTATACTTCAAGCTCTCGGATATAGTTGGAGCAAGTGTCCACGATGTAGAAACACGGCCTTGATCCTGCGTCAGCAAACCAGTTCAACTGATTAATTATACGGTCGATGATCTGCTCTTTCTTCCATGCATCATTAAAATTATAGACACTGCCATTCAATCGCTTGTATTTTAAGAACTCTGTTATGGTTGCCTGATCCGCGGAATCAATGAAGGTATCTCTTGCAAATCCCCATTCATTCCGGTTGCGATCAAGGAAATCAATATAATTACGTACCGTATCCGTAGGGGCCAGAGGTGTTCCCAGATCTGCGTTGTTGTAAACCTTCTCATCAAGTACATAACAATTCCCACGGTTTGTAATACCTATAAAACTCATGGAAATGGTATCCGGGGACTTCTGGGAGTAGGAAGTATCCAGACCAGCAGAAAAGTGTACAAACCATTCTGCCTGATGGCGATCATTCGGATTCCGGATAAACTGTTTCGCGTAGTCCTTAGTTACCACATGTTTCTTCCGGTCAAAGTTGCTGAAGATCAGGCCGGTTGCCTTACCTCTTAGGCCCTCAATTTTGTTTTTCCATATCTTCGTACCTTTCGGCGTATTCCGGATAATATTTTCCAGCTTCTCCTTGGATAGACCCAAATTATGGGTAAAAGAAAAGAACCAATGCACCCAGCCGGGCTTTGGTTCCTCTTGTAATTCTTCTAGTATTTCTTTCGGTGTCTCGTCCTTCCACTCAGTAAGTGGCCGGGAACAGTTAATATACTCCTTGTAGACTGGCAGGTTCGGATCATCAGGGTTAAGCGTTCCCATCAGGTAATCACAACGCATAGCAGATTCCCGTACAAACTCTATATCAGCTGTGTTGATCTCATCAATATACAGACAGCCGTACTGTCCTCCAAGGGCCTTCTGCCATTTCTTCTTATCTCCGTAACCCATTACATAGATAATCTTATCGCCACTGGAAGTATGGAAGAGAATGTGAGGGATCTTATCATCTTTGGTTCCGTTGCCGTTGTACTCAGCTAGAACGCCAAAATCATCTATGATTCCAAGATCCTTATTAATGATATTCTTCTCTGCGGTTCCAGTATCCTTTGCGGCTATGATGTGCAGCTTCTTAGGGCTCTCTGCTACCTTAAGCATGAACTTAAACAGGCCTACCGTAGTCTTGCCCGCAGCCGTTGTCCCCTCTAAAAACTCCACCGGAGCATTACACTTTAGAAAGGCTTTGTACTTCTCTGACAGAAGTAGGCGTTCGTCACTCATTACCCATCACCACCACGCATTTGATTGACCAGATCGTCAAGCTTGGTTTTTTCAGTCTCAAGGGTACCGGATACTTCCAGCTTATCCTTAAACATACCCAAGTGCCTACCGATCAGTTCCAGGGCCTTGCCCTTATCGTTCAGTTTGATCTCTATCCCATTAGCACCTTCTTTAATACCGGCAATGGCACCCATCTTATCTCCAGGCATTTCATCAGTGGTTTTCACTTGAACCGCCCTACGGATACCTTTGTTCTCAATCGTCACAAAATCTGTAACATCCGCAAAGCCGATCTTTGCAAGCTCCTTTAAAACCATGTCCTGAGTGATCTCAGTACGCTTCTCTCGGTCTTTCATGCGCTTCCGGATATAATCCTCAACCTTAGCATTTCTTAGCATTCTACTGCTATTAGCAGCTGCCGTTTCATCTTTCTTGACATTGGGATATGCTACCTTATAAGCCCTGGTGGCATTAAGATCT